AAGCTGCTGATTTCCTTATTACATTGTTTACATCGAACTACTATCATGATTATTCATCCTAAAAATCTCTATTCACTAACATTATTTATTTAAATAGAACCTTACAGTACCTGCTAAACCAGCATCAAAAGGTATTTGTGGCATCCATCCTGTTCTCTCTGTAAGTTTAGAAAAGTCAGTTCCATATCTCTTATCAACTCCAGGTCTATCATTCGATACTCCGATTAAACTATAAGGTTTATTCATCATATCTAAAATCTTTTTAGTTACTTCAATATTTTGCAATTCACATGCACCACCAATATTAAATTTATCATTCAATACTTTCTGCTGATCGAGTGTCCAAATAGCACAACAATGATCATCTACATGTATCCAATCTCTTACCTGCTCACCACCATCATGCATATATGTTATCTCATCCCTCAATGCATTTGTAACAACCTTAGGAATTAACTTCTCTTCATGCTGTCCTGGTCCATAATTGTTTGAAGAACTAGTAATAAGATATGGAAGACCATAAGTATTGTGCCAACTAGTTACAAAATGTTCTGCTGCTGCTTTGGTAGCAGAATAAGGATTACGAGGATCATATGGAGTAGTCTCTTTAAATAATTCTGTATCATCATAATCCAGAGAACCATACACTTCATCAGTAGAAATGTGATGAAACTTCTCAACCTCAACCTTTAGACTAGCATTTAATAAATTAATAGTTCCATTTATATTTGTACTAATAAATGGATTGGAATTTGAAATAGATTTGTCTACATGGCTTTCTGCTGCAAAATGAAATACCTTAGTAGGTTTAAGTTTATCAAAAAGATAATTTATATGATCCTCATTTCTAATATCACACCAAATAAATTTATGCTCATATGGTATGTATTGTTCTTTAGCAGCATATGTAAGGTTATCCAATACGACCACTTCTTCATCAGTTACTCTACGTAAATAATGAAGAAAATTACTACCTATAAATCCTGCACCGCCTGTAACTATAATCATTTCTTTCTTAATAATTGCTGGGGCCTTACACAATAAGGGGGTGGTGGTGGTGTCCTTATTGATGCCCCGATAATATTATACCACCCTTGTCAAGTATCTGGTTCTAATGAAATAACTTCACAATCATCTTCATCTTCTATCTCTATCCACTCTTCAAATTCTGCATACAATGCAATCTTATCTCCACACAGTTCTGCTTCTTCAATTTTATCTATTGCCCATTCTCTAGTGTGAGCAACGATATCATCAGTCGTCATTCCCATAATAATCTTTTCTGAAGTATCTTGAGAGGATGTTGCTATTATAGTATCTTGGTGTACCGTCGTCAAGTGATTCGGTAAGGACTCCATTGACGAACAGTTGTCTTGTTTCCTCGAAGTTTGTTTTGCCAGCTGTTTTATGTAAGCTGAGGATAGTTCTGCTAAAACACGATCTACCCAATTGTTGAATCTCTTCTTTAAGTTCTGGACAAGACCCATAATACTTCTTCCAATCAGATTCAGATTTTACTTTTCGTTTCTTCCCCTTTGGAGTTCTGAACTTCCAAAAATACTTACGTCCAATATACTTTCTACCGTTCTGGTGATTTGCAATACAGTAAACGAAACCAAAGAAATCATTAATATCTTCAGATGTAAATTCTACACCCTCATACATCCAAGGGTTTTCATAGGTTTCCAATTTCCCATCTTTATAATCATAAAACTATTTAGATACTCCAAATATTTTTACAATAGTCTCTTATAGAGCGATCTGAAGAGAAGAATCCTGACCGTGCTGTATTAATTAATGACATTCTATTCCATCTATCACGATCTGTCCATGCACTACTTACCCGATCTTGTGCATCACAATAATCAGAAAAGTCTGCCATGACACAGAAAGGATCATGATTAAGAAGATTGTTTATTAATGGTTCAAATTGTCCTTTATCACCCTGACTAAAATGACCACCCTTAATAAGATTAATTGATTCCCATAATTCTGCACTCATATGATGCTTAGGATCATATCCATTTTGCCATAGTTCTGCTATACCCTTTTCATCATGTCCAAATAAGAAGAAGTTTTCCCCTCCTACTAGTTCACGTATCTCTACATTCGCACCATCAAGTGTACCAATAGTAAGAGCACCATTCATCTGGAACTTCATATTACCTGTACCTGATGCTTCTTTACCAGCAGTAGAAATCTGTTCAGATAGATCAGCAGCAGGGTAAACCATCTCACCCAACTTAACACTATAGTTTGGTAAGAATACTACACGTAACTTACCATCCATATCAGGATCATTATTAACCACCTCTGCAATATTACAGATGAATTGGATAATTAACTTTGCCATATAGTAACCAGGTGCTGCTTTACCACCAAAGATTACTGTGCGAGGAACAATGTCTCCACCGTTTTTAATGCGAAGGTATTGAGATACTACCCAAAGAGCCATCAAATGCTGCCTCTTATATTCATGTATCCTTTTTACCTGTACATCAAATATACTAGATGTATCTACAGATATACCAAGGTTATTAAAAATATAAGTAGCAAGATGATGCTTACCTACTACCTTTGCTTCATTAAATTTTTCTAACAATACCTTATCATTAATATTATTTTCTAATTTAGTAAGAGATTCCATGTTAGTGATCCAATCCTTACCAACATACTCATCAAGTACTTGTGTAAGAGATGGATTACATGATGCTACCCACCTTCTAGGAGTAACACCATTAGTAACATTAGTAAACTTATGTGGCCATAGATCATAGAACTCTGGCATCAACTGAGTCTTAACCAACTCAGAGTGAAGTGCTGCTACACCATTTACATGATGAGATCCTACCGTAGCCAGGTGTGCCATACGCACTGCCTTGTTACCTCTCTCATCTATAATGGACATCTTCTCTAACATAGACTCATCACCAGGATAATGAAGTCTTACTATCTGTAAAAATCTTCTATTAATCTCATAGATAATCTCCATATGTCTTGGTAGAAGAGTTTTAAAGAGTTTAAGATCCCATTTCTCTAATGCTTCTGGAAGAAGAGTGTGATTAGTATATGCAACAGACTTACTTACAATCTCCCATGCTTGATCCCACTCCATATGTCTTTCATCTACAAGGAGTCTCATCAACTCTGCCACAGCAATAGCAGGATGAGTATCATTTAATTGTACTTGCCAATACTCAGGGAATTGTTCTATAGGAATCTCTCTTCTATCAAGACTATTGAGCATATCTTGAAGAGATGCACTTACAAAGAAATGCTGTTGCTTTAACCTAAGTATCTTACCCTGATCAGTACCATCATTAGGATACAATACCTTAGAGATAGTTTCAGAAGACACACTCTGTTCTACTGAACCAAGATAGTCTCCTATGTTAAATGCATAGAAATCAAATGTCTCAGTAGCATCTGCTCTCCATAACCTCAATCTATTACATGAGTTTACTTTATATCCTAACTGTAAAACATCATAAGGAACTGCTATAACCTGCTCATCAGGAACCCATCTTACTCTATAGTTACCTCTATCAGATAC